ATGTCTTCGACGAGTGTGCCACCACTGATGGTGATTTCAATTTCGGATAGCTCACCGAGCGAAGCGTTCACAACATCAAGCGATTCGAGATAGCCGCCAGTGATTTGGAACTCTGGGTTGGTGGCGCTAATTGCAGCGCTCGTCGGCTTGACAGCGACATAGACGGTGGTGCCGACCAAAGAAGTCAGATCGACGTAGGTGCCAGGCGTCGCGCTGTATTCCATCAGCAGCGTCGCAGTGACGGTCACGTTTGTGAGGCCGCCGACATAGTTGCGGCTGGTTGCGCCGAAGCTGGAAGCATCAAGCTGTTCACGAGCCTTGGTGATGACCACGCTCTTGCACTGGTCTGACAAATCCTTGATACCGGCAAGGTTTACACCGATGCCGAAGGTGGGTGAGGCGAGGTAGGTCGTTGCAACAGCCATGTAGCGGTTCTCCTGTGGTTGGCGGCCGCTGCAAGCCTTGTGGGCAGTCTAGTAGGTCTACGGTGCGACTTTGGTGCGTATCACGAGCTCGTAGGCAGGGTAATCGGCGCCACCGTAACTGACAGTCGTTGGCCGGGCTGTGTTCAGGCCGATTTGCGCGGCTCGAATCAAATCAGCCAAATCGAGCAGCTGGTCAAGTGTGCGGTTGTCGCCAGTGCCCATACCAACGATTACCACGCGGAATTCCATGTCAGCGACAACGTTGCTGGCCATTTCGATGCTCGGTGCTTCGACAATCGCGCATGGCACGTTGATGTTGCGCGGATCGTTGAACACTTTTAGCCCGGTAATCAAACCGAGGCGCGTTACGAGCTGGTCGTACCCTTCTTTGAACAGGTTGCTCATTACGCCACCTGCGGCTTACCGACTCCGAGTAGGCGAAGTATCTGGCCGTAGTTGCCTGTGACCGGGCCACCTGTGGCCAACGGATCGAAGCTGGCGAAGGCCTCAGTGCTGCCGCGCTCGCGGTAAAGGATTGCCGCGTATTGCACGGTGCCGAGCTTGGCTGCGCCATCTGGCACGGTGCTAGGCGAATCCCAGTAGCCAGCCTCCTGGCGGCGACGGAAGCAGAAAGCGTTGGCTGCTGCAAGCGCCATGTTGGCAACATCGAGATCAGCGCTCGGATTGGTGAACGTGAAGCCGAGGTAGTCCTCTAAATCAGCTAGGACAATCCATGTGCACGTAACCGAATAGGTGGCTGTGCCTGTGGCCGCTGCGCGCTCCAGGTCGGCTGTGGTGAGCGCAAACAGCACCTGATTCGGGATGATGCGCGCATAGTCGTATTCGTAATCGCCTTGCTGACTGACTCCCGTCAAGTAATACTCGGGCAACGCAAGGATTTTGTGCGTGGCGTTCCACCCGGCACCGACACCAGCAATCGTGATGGTTTGACCGACTTCAAATTCGAGAGGCTCCAGCAACTGAACGATGGCAACATTACTGACCACCTGTTTATGGGTGATCGTGTACGTCGCCACCGTTCAGTGTTCCCTGGAGGAAGGAATCAGCTAAATCAGACGAACTTGACGAACTTGGTCGCGTCAGCCATGAAGCCAGCCGCGTAGCCGCGGAAGGCGATGGTGCGACCGAGCGTTGCCGGTACATCGACCGAGATGGCGCCCTTTTGCTGTTCGTAGAACTCGAAGCCTGCGGCTGGGCCTGCGGCGTGTCCGATGAACGAACCGTCGCAGTGCTTGTCAACGACGAGGCTCAGGCCGAGTGGGTTGCCGTTCCACGATGTTGCGGAAGCGTTGCCCATTGCGTTCTGACCTGCGAGGCCTGGCGCGCCCACGAATGGGAACACCGGACGGTTGGCGTCATCAACGAGCGCGCCCAGGTAGCCCCAGACGGTTGGCGACACGAACAGGTGCGTTGGCAGGTAGTTGCTGGTGGCGCTAATTTGCGTGGCAGCACCGTACACGCCTTCAATCATGTCCTTGGCCACCTGCGGATCCCATACCTGGGTTTGCACGATTGCGTTGCGGCAAGTGTCGATTGCGTAGTTGTCGGTGGCCTCACCGTACGCAATGGCGAGCTGGTTAAGCACGATGCCCAACGAGTTCGGGTCAGTCCAGTCGATGTCCTGCTCCGACAGCGTCACGTAGGTGCCGAACGTCAATTTGTTGACGTTGTTGTTGGCAACCGTGACGGTTGACGCGCCAAGCGTGTTGAGCTGGCCGGTCGGCTGTTGCGTGACGGTCGGGCGAACAGTGATGACCGGGCGACGGAACGTGGCGCCACCTTCGGGCATTGCGCGCGATCCGATTGCGCTCACGAATGGGCGCACGGCGTTCAAACCGTCGTAGACAGGCGAAACAATCGGCGTTGGCAGGATGCCAGGCGTGTCGGCTGTCGTGATGTCAGGTGCTGCGGCCATAATGCGAGCGTTGAACTCTGCGAACTCTGAGCCACCGCGCACAAACTTGGAGATGTACTCCGATGCTGAAGGCAGCTTAAAGGCTGGCTTCGGCTCGGCAAACAGCATGGTGGGTGCAGCAGCAGGCGTTTCAGCGACAAGTGCGGCGGTTGCTTCGACCTTTTCGTTCATTGGTTGTGATTCCTCTCGCGGTGGTTGTGTCGCTGCAACATCTGTAATGGTAGCACCCTTGAAGGCGGGTTCAGTCACGAGGCTCAGCTCCACCCAGTTGGCTTTGGCGATGACCATTGTGCCATCGTCGTCATACCGGGCATCGATCACGTCTACGCCAACGCTGACAGCGTCAACGGCTTCGTCTTTGATGAGCTCAAGCATGTCGTTGCCCTCGGATGTGGCGCTGATTCGGGCCGTGAATACCATGCCTTTTTCGCTGTCAACGCGGCCGGTGACTACACCGACAGGCTGGGTTGAGTCGTGGTACTTGAGCAGCTTTGGCTTCTTGCCAGTGATCGGAAGGCTGCCGCGCTCAAAACGAACACGGGTGCCATCCGAAACGGTGGCCTCAACGCCCCAGGGCACTGCGATGCCTGAAATGGTGCGTGGTGACTCGCCATCCTCAGCAAGTACAAATGTGTCAGCGGCCGTTAGTCGAATCATTGTCATCCTCGGTTTCGGTTGTAGGTGCCCGACCAGGTGCAGCGTTGTCCTGGTCGGGCTCCATCTGTGCTTCCTCCAAGTATGACTCTACGTCAAGATAAATGTAGCGGCCGCGTGGTGTCACGTTGTTCATGCTGAGCGTCTGCTCAATGCAATCGATGTAGGGCTTCGCCCCGAATAGGTACAGGTCTTGACGCGCTTGCAAAGCGTTCTGGTATGTCATGCCTGAACCGGATGGTGCGCCTACGAGGTATGGCGGAATGTTTGCGAGTCTTGCCATTTCTAATGCTTGATAGGTGCGCGCTTCAGTGAGCTGCAGTTTGCTGGGATCCATGTACGACTCTTTCCATTCGACGTACTGGTTCAACGCGGCGATGGCGTTGTTGTTGCGAGCGACTGCGAACGCTGCGGCCATTTCGCTGAGCTCCTCGGCGCTCAACGGTTCGCCTTCGGTTTGCTTGAGCACACCGGCTGGCGTCTGGTTGCGAGCGAAACGCTCGGCGCTCGTGTCGAGGTTGATGTTGGTGCGAATCATGCGCGCACCCATTGACAGCAGGCTTTGAATCGGGCTGATGAATTGCACTACGTCATTCGGGTTTAGGTCGATGCCGTTGAATGTGACTTGCTTGCTGGGGCCGAACCATTGTGGCCCGCCCTGGTCACGAGTTTGCACGTCAGCGGCTGGAATCCACGTGAAGGTGGCCGGGAAGCCGTTACCAAATCGGCTGGTGACTACCCAAAAGGCGCGGCCGTAGAAAATCAGGTCATCGGTAGTCCAGCTCATGATGAAATTCCGTGTGACGTTCGGATCTGGTTGATGGAACCAGGTGTCGTCTGGGAGCTCAATGTCTTCGTACTCGTCATCCATCCACTGTTTGCCGTACTGATGGATTTCTAGACAGCCAACCATCGAGCAGATCAAGTCACGTGCGCGGCTGATGGTCGGAATCTGGATGGCCGCAAGCCGGTCAAAGCCTGTGGTGTAGGTCATGAAGTTGCCGACCATGTTGTTACCTGCGTAACCAGCAGCCGCACCAATGTGGGCTTTGTTGTCGGTAGGTGTGCCGCGCTTCAGCGAGAAAATAGCCATCGTGCAGTCAGTCTAGGCGCTTGATGCAATGACAGGTCGGTTGACGTTCGGCCGAGGCTTGGATGACATACCGACAGCCCATACGAGACACCGGGCCAACTCGATAGGGCCAGATGATTTGGTTGAGCTCAACGCAATCGCCCCGGGCGTCTTGACAGCAACAGCACGGCCAACGTGCTCAGCTAACATCGTTTCGCCAGTGTGCGCTACGCGGCCTTCATTGATAAGTGATCTGACCATCGATGTGTGGCGACAAATCTCTTGATAGCCAACCAACACACGGCGACGCTGTAAATCGGTAGGGCAATTCGTGTCAAGTGTCGGCGTGATGGCGACAGTCAGCCCAGGATTCGATGCAAGCTGTTGACGGATGTTATCCCACACCTGCGTCACGGTTTCGCACATGAACGCGACAGTCGCAGTCAGTATCCCAGCAGTGTTCGCGTTGCAACGAACCGCCACGTACCGGCCATCGTCGACTGCTACCTCGACTGCTAACACGCCACCAGGCAGCGGAGGCAGCTTGGTAGCGCACCCTTCCCACTTGCCTGGCGAAAGCCACGAAAGCTCTGACTGCACCCATAGGTTTACGCTAGATCGGAGAAAGCCTGCACGGTTTGGTGACTTGGCTTCCTGCTCAATGGTGCGAATGTCAAGCGTGTGGCCAAGCGCCGGGTTGGCGTACTCCCACGCGCCTGGGCTCATCGGGTCAGCGTCAGGTGGAGGCGAATACTCCGCAAGATAAATGCCAGTCGATTTGTTCTCATCGATGGCGCGGATGCCTTGCTCACGCCAACGCAACATTGCGATGCTGTCCTCAGTGCCGGCCGTAGACCACATTGAGCACAGCGGATTAGGTCTGGCGCGTTGCGTAGGCAGCAAACCAATGTCGAGTGTTTCAGAGTCAATCCCGAATACTTCGTCAGCAATGATCAGGTCAACAGACATACCGTGACCGCTTGATGGCCTGGCTGCTTTGACGTGCCACACCGACTCGCCAATCTTGATGCTGTTACGGCCGTAAGCCCACGTCGCTTTGACATCAAACTTCGCTTCAAGTGTCGGCGCCAAATCCTGAAACAGTGCAGTCGCCAAATCCAGCCGGTGCGCTGTCGAAAGAATCGTTTGCGGCCCGGCATACAGGCTGTATTCCGTCAGCCACCATCCGAGCAACGCTTTGAGCGCGACGGTTTTGCCGTTTTGGCGCGCAACGCTGATAAGTGAGAGAGGGTTGCACCATCGACCGTCTGCGTCAACTGAGAGCTGACCGTCGAGCACGTGACGTTGCCAGGGCATGAGCTCCACACCGAGAATCCTCCGAGCCCACTCTGCAACGTTTGGCCCATACGAGCCGGCCGCATCCTGCACAATCGTTTCAATTCGCGGTTGGTCATGACCTTTCCCTTTCCGTTCCAGGGCTTTCCCTTTGGATAAAGAGAATGA